ACCCATTGTACTCAAACTTTATCATAGTCTTGTGTCTCTTTTGCTAATTGATCTAAACACCATTCCTGTTTATGAGGTTCACACTCTTCACAGAAATGCAATCGATCTTCGTGCTCAAATCCATACTCAACAATGATGCTACAACGATTACAGAGCAAAGCACCCCGACCGTTGTTGTATCGCACATCAGCTACTTTCATCACTCACCTTTCCAGTTCATCAATACTTGCAAAAGGTCAAACTCACCATGACTCAAACTGAAACGCTCAAAACCACGCTTGCGCTCGATTATAATATCGTAACCTTCGCCGTTCGTCCATTCAGTAACTTCCATATAATCATGGTCACCACTGTGCATACAGTAGCCTTTGAGTTCTGCAAATACTGCTCTGCGGTTGTTTATTTCAACTTTCATCACTACTCCTCAACAGTATCGTATTTCTCAACATCGTCTGCGGCTAATCGCAACCACTTAGCCAACTCTTTGGGTGACTCTGCAAAGATAGTCACAGCATTTTCGGTGTACGCGCCATCAAGACTAGGATACACTTCAACTAAGCCGTACTCTACTTCTTCACCGAAGTCTCTTACAAACTTCTTTGCTGCATAATGCCAGCCACTCATCACTCACCATTCCTCATAAAATACTTTTTCCATCTCAAACTGAAATGGGCCTCCAGCAGTATGCCATAGATAGCACAAGCCTTCACCTTTTAGGTACTTATCATACTCAGTCTTGTTAATATAAGTACCTTCGTGAATACGAAAGTCTTTGCCACTGTTCCAGTCGGCCAGGACTTCTTCTTGTGTCCAGTACTGGCGACCGTATGCAGGTTTTACATAGACCATTATACTCTCTCCCCATCAACCCAGTCAAACATCACCGTTTTAGTTTCGGTCTTATAACCTATAACAAGTTTTGTTATCTCGCAGTAAATAAGTTCGACCACAGTGTTTTCTCCTTAAATTTCCAGTTACATATATTATACTTGATAGCAACTAAAAAGTCAAGAAATATTTTTTCTCGGGCATAAAAAATCCCCGAGTAAGATGGGCTTACTCAGGGATTTAAAAAGATTGCTGTCTTTTTAATAATGATACAGAACCCTCCACCTATTCCTGTATCCTCAGTTGTAGAGCTTCGCGAAAGCCTCGACAAACAGAGCCAGTTTTTCGATTTGTTAAGGGGGATAGAAAAACCACAAAAAAGGTTACCCCCGCGATAGTGGATGCTATTGCTCATATGACCCCGAGTACGAGCGGTCACTCCTCGGCACTTGTTCCTCAGTTGTGCTGCTGAGACTCCTTGTTATCGTACAGAAGGAACGTTCAACCGTAAACTGCGTTGAACCCAGTGACGAAGTATATGTGCTACGTCTCACAGTGGTGAAGGCGCTACCTCCACTCCATAACTCGCGTTATGACAATAGGGTCGACGAGGAACCGAGGCGAGGACTGGAAGCCCCGGGTTTTAGGAGTGTCGTCTTAAACCTCACGCAATACTCTCCCCATCGAATATAAATATTATAAAGGCTGGAGCTGAGAAAGTCAAGAATTATTTTTTGTCAAGGTACAAATTTTTTGAAAATGCTTATGTCGTCTCTCTTTATCGTTGTACTCCATTACTAGCCCATCAGCGTTCACATGAAGGCGTATTGGAAAATCTTCAGAGGCTTCCTGCAGTAAGAAACCAATTCTATCTGCCACACAACCCGGGTCTTCAACTACAGTTTTCATTCGAATATATCCTCTAGGTTTTTGTCAGTACCAGACAGCTTACGATACTGGTGATATTCTCTACAAACTTCTTCAAAGGTATACCACATATGATCAAACTTCACATCATAGAGTTCCTTAATTGCAAAGTATTTATTCATAAGTGCGTCTGCAACTTTTGGATCCATACCTTCCCAAGCAGGGTCATCTATGAAGTGTTTTGTAATTAGGTCTATATCGTTTACTACGTTCCAGCAACCCATAATTTCCTGTTCTAACTCAAGTATTTTCACGATTTTCTCCATAATATTTATTCATAAGTCTCTGCTCAGAGGCCCTCGCCTCAACTTCCCACGGACAGTTCCAGTACTCACCACTTGGTAAATCATAGTAGTGACCCGCATATTTTGCACGAGTAATATCATCCAGACGCAAACCTTCGTAAACGTGCTGGTGTACATGAGTAAGTTCGTGAAAAAGTGTAGAAATTGTTCTGGAGATGCTCATACCAGAGTGTAGCCATACACAATAATTCTGATTATCGAGCATTGAACAGCTACCATAAGTATCATCGGAAGAACCAACCATACGTATGGTAACTGTTATGGGAAGAGTTCTTAGCTCTAGCTTACGAACAGCCCACTGGCCAGCCGCTTTCACGGCAGATCGCTTCGCTGTAGACCAAGAACCTTTTGCTTTTGCTTTGAATTTTAAACGCATATTTCCTCCAGTTGCACATATTATACAGCCTGGAGGAAAATATGTCAATCATTTTTTACGACCTTTGCGCTTTTTGTATCCACTCGCGTATGCAGCCCGGGCCTGCTTTGCAGCAGCTTTTCGAGTCTTATAGACCTTGCCCTTACTGCCCCAGCGATATCCGCCCTTAACTTTCCGAATTGGCATTCTGAGCTTCCTCTAGTTCTTCATTGCGTTCAAGCCAGTCTTCAGCATCTGTATCCTCGTCCTCTTGAGTAGCTTTACGATAGTACAGTATAATTTCTTTCTGCTGTCGAATGTAACGACGAATCTCTTGTAAGTTATAGGCCATATTCTCATATGCTTGAGGAGTAAGGCCAAATAGTACATAAGTACCGTCCTGGAGCTTCTCGAGCTTTTCTACTTGCTCTTCGAAGTTTTTCTCAGTAACTACAAAAAATTCCACGTCTTGCAACGAAATTTCTTTTGGTAACGGTGGCTGGTAGATTTCCAGAGTTTTAAATTCAGTAACAGTACGAATTATAGGCTCTGGAGGACTAGCAGGAGGTGGCTGAAGCATGGAACAACCAGTAAGAAATACTAGTAAAAGACTACTGGCTATCCGCATTTTGGACCTCCTGACTATCTGTCTCGATAGAACGGAAAACTTCCGCAGTACCGTTGTTAATTCGTGGCTCGATCATCCCCGGACGCAGACGCGCCAGCTTCGTCAAGTTATGGCGACGAAAGATAGATAAGTAGTCATCCATCTCTGCTTGCATCGCTGTGTTCTTTTCGGTAAGCTCACCCACAGCCTTGAGCTGCGTCTGGAGATTTTGTTCCGCTTGTTGTCGAGAAGTCTGCTCGGTTTCAAGCGCAGTTTCGAGTCGAATTTGATTATTTTTGAGAGTGACTTTATCAGCCTCAAGTTGAGCAATAGCAGTTTCTAGCCGTGAAACTGTTACTGTGTGATAGCCCCATGCACCACCCGCTAGTACGAGTAGTAGAGGCAGCATTTTTATCATTCCTAGCATTATCGCACCTGCCTTATTTGATAATTGAATTTGTCTTGAGTTTTAAGTTCGAAATTCTCTTTAGTTACGAGTCGACCCTTTAAAACAGTTGGTGTTACTTCTTCAAGGTATTTGAAGCGGTACACTGTTTTCTTTGTAGGATCATACCAAATGGTAACCTCGTACTCATCAAAGAATAGACTTAAAAACGAGTACCATAGATCTTTCATAATGCACTCAGTATAGTTTGAATAGCAGTTAAAGTTTTACCTTGTATTTTCATAAACTCGGCATCTTCACTGATCCGTTCCATACGTTGAATATCTAGTAAGATTTCTTTATACTCTTTCTTCGATATTTCCTGTGTGGCGTATGCTATCTGAGCTTCTGCTAATAGTTCGTCCATTAGAACCTCCACATTACAGCATTTGCTATGTCAGCAGTTTGCTGTTCTAGTATTTTTCTTTTAAGTTTACATAAAGAAGGATTGAGATTTTCTTTATCTAAACCACTTACCGTTTCTTTTAAGAGAGTTATCATCTCTGTAAGATCCTTTGATTCTTTACTCTCTGAGTAGAAAGCAAGCATATCAACTGAATCTTTTAGTGCTTCAACCCCGGGTTTCGGGTTGTCACAATTTAGTCGGTCTACATAAAAACGAGCCTCCACTGCTAGTAGAGACTCGTTAGAGTCGTAGAAGCTCGGGACGCCAGAGCATCCCGTTAATAGTAGTAAACTAAGTGCCCAAGCTCTCATTTCTTACCAAACGCCTGAGTGCCAAAGAAGGCAGCAACTAATGCAGCTACAGAAACAAAATATGTTGGAGCCATGTCACCGAGAATCTTTGATGCTTGGTCAAGACCAACTCCATCAGCAAGTACAACAGCGAAAGGATACAGTAGCATTCCAAACAATGCAAACCATGTCATATTGCGTTGTGCGTCACGCATAGCATCGAGATCTTCAAGCTCTTTGCGCTTGAACTCAAGATACATTGCTTCTTCTTCTTTACTAACGTGGCCATCGCCATTAGTATCTGCAGGATGGTAGTGTCCACCATTAATTTCTTCTTCTGACATAGATTACTCCTCTTTATCAAGCTCTTCCCAATCTGAAGGGAATACATAAGCTAAGTAGCCTTTATGTATTAATACTTTATGCCCGTCTGGTCGAAACACTTCTATAAAACTAGTTTTATCGTCTAAAATTCCTTTAATATCTTCAGAGTCAATCATAGCAAGCATTTTAGAGCCATCATTCATAAGTAGTTTTACTTTTTTCATAATTAGTTCGCCAATGGATTGTCTAAAAAGTTTTGTATTTTTTGATTTAGACGATCTTCCAGGGCTTTTAATTTCAGCTCCGTGTCATTGTACAGGCTATCTCTTTTATTATCAAATCTTTCAGAAGCTGTATCAATAGTTTCATTGACTTCATTTTCCATACTTCGTACCATGTCCTCCACTCGGTCGACATTTGCTTCCATACGGTTAAAGTCATCACGCAAATCATTTTTAATGCTGCGTGAGTAATCAATTGCTTCATCAAGTTTTGTTATTACGAGAGCATTTTCAGCTTTTATTGCGTCTACATCAATATTCTGAACAATTTCTTTCATGTCCGTGTAGTCTTTGTAAAATTCAAAGACTGCCCAAGACGAACCTCCTAGCGTAGACAAGGCAGTAAGCAAGATCATCATCTTACCGCCCTTGAAGGTCATTCCGGCAAATTCAACTTCTGCCATATTTCACCTCAATTTTCGAACGACAAGTTCCTTAGATTTGCTATTTCTTGACGAAGTTTTTGAAGCTCCAGCTCTCTACGTTCTAATTCTAAAACATAAAGACGGTTGCAGTTTATTCTTTCTTTGGGTGCTCCAATCGGTATGGTTATCCTTCCATAGACTCCCACGTCGCGAACAAAATCATTGTTATCATAACCTGGTGGCAATCCATTTAGCCCATATGAATCATAAGGGCCATTTTCGTTCAGTATACCAACTACTCCAAACTCAACATTTGTAGCAGATCCGATAGACATAGAACAGTCCAGGTCTCCTGACCTAATTCTATCAGACTGAAAAGTACGAGGCGATGAAGGCAGGTTCAGATTAAGGCTCTGAGCCACTGCCATATTGCTTAGTAATAGTAGTAAAAATAAGTATTTCATTTCACTCTTGAACAAATCTTAGAAGAAACAGCAGATACCTGCTCTTGTCCTCTACTGATTTTTGACTCGGAGCATATATACGTTACTAGGCTTCCTCGTGGAAAGTATACGTCAATTGTTTCTTTTTTCAAGTACTCGATCTTAAAAATATTATTAAAGTTATTAGTTGCAAAGCTAACTTTTTCCCAGCTTTCGTTAAAAGCACTAATCTCATAATACGCTATATCTTGCCTTTTGTTAAATAGAGACATAGTAACTCTACTAACGTTGGGTATATGAGAAGGTACAATTTCCGGATAAGTAGGAGTAAACTGGTGGGCATTTGCATACCCACCATATAACAAACACAAAAATATTATTTTGCGATACATTGAGCGTCTACCACAGCATTATAGTTTCCTGCTGGAAAAGATTTTTGATACCCGTATTCAGCAGCCGAATCTACTTTAAACCATACGCTACCTGCAATAGTTAAATCGAATTCAGTAGTATTATTATATTCGATTTTATCCGTGTCATAGACTGACATATTTGCATCACTCAAAGAAGAAGTAGATACAGAGCCTTCCCAATTTACAACGTCATCCAAATCAGGACTAGTAGTAAACTCGGTAGGATAATCTATTCTAGCAACATAGTAATCTGCACTTACTACATCATATCGAATAATAGGAAGAACTCCACCATCAACAGGAGCCGTACTAAGACGATAGGGTGTTGGGTTACCAAACACACCAATAGTATCCGTAGTAATTACACACTTAGATTCTACTGTGCCTTCGATTGGAGTTTCAACTGCAAAAGCAGTCGTAGCACCACAAAGAAAGGCTCCAGCAATAACAGTTTTCTTAAACATTTCTGACCTCATTTAGTCTTTGGTAATTAATTACCATACTGAGATTGAACCATCTCTTCATGTAGCTTTTGTTGGGCAAAACCAACTCTAGCGCCTCTATTATTATCTGGTAGTTCACTATCCTGAAGCCGTATAGTTTCTTCGTAGGAACCACCCTCGAGTGCAGAGTAGTATACTGGTGGAATGTAATTCATAGCCATTAACTCAGCATATCTAGCTGCTGCTTGGGCATCAACCAGTACTGCATTGATACCCCCTAAAAATTTTTCCAAGTCTGAGGTTACTTTTACCAATCTTTCCCTGTCTTGGTTTTCTTCGTCACTTTTATCTTTCTCAGCTTTTCTTTCTAGCTCAGCTTGAATTAGTTCATCCTCTAAAGGATCTTTTACATACTCTTGACCGTCTGTAAGGGTAAGTAGAAATTCATCTTTATACCCCGGGCAAGAAGGGTTGCTCTGAGGATCAAAGCAGGGATCATATTGATAATTGTAAATTACAGTAGGCTCTATTACAGTACCGAACCCTTCGACTTCTATTGACCCATTTCCCCACAACTCAAGAGGTATCCCAGATAAAGGAACAAGTTTATTTATTGTATTCCCTGGCTTACCAGTCCAATCATCAGCTTCCCTAAAAACATATCCAGGTGCTTGTAGGTTTTCATTCTGCACATAAACTATCATGGGATCTTCAGTATTTTTAACAGTAGTATATCGGTAGATAACCCCGTTTACTACGAGACCCGCTTGTTGAGGCAATACGCTTTGCATACTCCAAGACATGCCGCCTTGCGCGGCGTTCTGAGTCTGACCATAAATAGTATCAGAGTAGGAGTAGCATGAGTAAACTAGCGATACCACCGCCAGCGAGTAAAGTCTTATCAGAGTCATCTAAAAGTACCTCTTCCTCTTCGCCAGGTGCTTGATCGCTTGCTGCCCAAGCATCACGGGCTTCAGGACCAATTAATCCGTCATACGGACAAGGAGTACCTGCATTCATCATAGCATCAAAGACTCTTTTATCTTGACACATAACAGAAACTGCTGCTACTTTCATTCCCATGTCATAGAGAACTTTTGCATTTTTTAGTCGCTCACAGTTCATATCCCGTACAGTTTTACCTGCAGAGATGCCTAGAATCTGAGTTTGAACAGCGCCAGCAACTCCAACCGTACAAAGGTCAGAGTTTGAAAAGTTCATAGTAGGGAGTACAGCAGATGGGGGCGGAGATTCAAGAGTAGTTTTAGTTCTAGAATCAGTAGTAACATTACTATCTGTAATTGCTTCTGTTCTAATTGTGTCCTCTTGACCATAGGCTACGGTGGCTATCGCAAGTTGTAGCAGAAGAATAGTTAGCTTTTTCATATCAGATCACCACTTAACCTTGTCGGCCCAGTATGCTGCTGACATTTTTCCTTTTGCAATGTTACGTGCGTGACGAGCTTTAAATGAACGACGACGGGCAGCGTATGAGGAAGACTCTCCTTTTTTCTTAGGAGAGCCCTTCACGCCTTGCTGACCAAAGCGAATAGTTTTTACTTTATCGCCTACTTTGGCGACAACAACATGAGACTTCTTTGGGTGTTTCGGAGTTCTTTTTGGCTTATTGTAGCCAGAAACACCCGCTCTAGCGAGACGAGGATCTTTTTTCCTCTTAACGCTTTTTCTTCGTTTTCTAACTGCCATTGATTGCTCCTTAGCTTAGATCTTCTAGTATAAGATCAAAGATAGCGCCCATCTCAGATGTAGCGCCTGCTTTTGATCGTATTTGTATATCTGTTTTTTCTGTAAAGATTAAAGGTACTGGGTAATCATAATTAATTACTGCAGAAAAAGTACCAAACTCTCCTTTCACTTGCCAAGCTCCAGTTGCAGACTTAGACCTAAGTTGTGCATTTGCTTCTTGGTTTTTAGAAAGAGATACTTGTAGTTTAAGTAGGTGCGCTCGATATCCTGCTGGAACAGTGTAAACAGCCATTAGTGTTTGACCTTTTCCTTCAGTAACTCTAGCAACGGCTTGCCCGCCAATAGAAGCAGTAATATTGCCCACATTGGTTTCTGCACTTCCCGCAGTGGCTACTCTCATTCTAAAGATTCGTAGAAATTCTCCATTCGTTACCGAAGCAGAAGTACCAGTAAGAGTAATTGTTTCTGTAAGCTCATTGTAGTTTGCATCTAACCCTTGGATTTCAAGGGTTCTGGCACCAGTACCGACAGGCGAAGAACCATCATCATTTCCAGATGCAGAAACTACAGAGACTACTCCAGCGGAAGATGGGAGCACACTTGTACCCAAGTCTGTAACAGGAGCATAGGTTCCACCTACACTAGTATTATAGCCAAACTTATTGATATGCTTATATCGAGTATGGCGAACATAAAAGTCCCCATTACTATTAAACTTAGCTCCAAATAGTCCTGTTATACTAATCATTTCTTTTTCCTTCCTAATCTTTGTCTTTCTGCTAACAAAGATTTAGGCACGCGCTTCCCCTCTTTATAGAGTTTAGCAATACGCTTGATTACTCGCGCTAGTTTAGCTCGACGAGAGCCAGCAGTACCAGTAAGATACTTTTTATTGACTCCCGTCTTTTTATCTTTAACTGCGCGCCTTCTTTTTCTTTTTGCCATGTTCGTCATTTCCGTAACCAATGAGTGCCCAAACAGCAGCTACTTGGTTTCCCGTCTTTTTCAAAACATTTTTATAGCGTCTAATACTTTCTTTTCTTTTTCCCATTTTTCTTTTTCTTTTTCTTCCCTGAATGCATTGCCATCAGACATCTCCACTCAAGTCATTTGCTTTAATTTTTGCCATAACAATATGGCCCCATTTTTGCCAAGCCCATAGGCCGGCTACACCAACTACTACACCAATAATAAAATCCATTACTTTTTCCTTCTTAAGTCCGTGTCATGTTTGACAGATCCTCGGATAAACGAATTCACACGTGCGTGTGCCCAGCGTGACATAGTCATTCCTGGTCGTGATCCACTTGATAAAAATGCACCCTGACCTCTTCGATATACTTTAGTCAAGGTTGATAGAGAATACCCGCTTTTCTTTGCTTTTGCAGCAAGACTCTTTCGTACTGCTTGAGATAGCGGCTTGGCTTTCCTTTTAGGGGCAGCCTTTCTTTTGGTGGGGGACTTTCTACGTTTAGTAGTAGTCTTTCTTTTTCGGACGGCCATAGGTTTCTCCTACAGCTTTGCCTGTAAAAGGCGATAGGGCGGGGGCGCGTAAAGACTTTAAGGCTGTGGGTGCCACCCCCAAGGAGAGGTTGAAGGGCTTGCGCGGCTAAAAGCAAGTCTTATCTTCTGATGCACCCCTCTATAAAATGGCAAGTTGCTTGCCATGCGCACACTGGCGCACTCATTTAACACCTATTATAAGTTAATTAGGGCAAAAAGTCAAGAATTATTTTTGCGGAGGTCACTCGTAAACTGACGACCAGTTCACATTTTAGCAATCTGGGTCAAAATCCATCCATTCGTCAAGTTCTGTAGGCTCTGTGTAATGCTCCTCGTCTCGACTTATTTCTTCGGCGATAGCAAAGAGTACAAGCTCGTAGGCTTGGTCATAACAAATATCAAAGCGAGCCATAACTTCACGAGTAATTTCCTCTTCCGGCTCGCCCCACATAGCTAGGACTATACTATCAATATCAACTATCATTTTATCTTCTCATTCTAGCAAGATCTTTCATCTGCTCTTGGTCTATTATCGGTACAGCATTAGACTTGTGCATGGTTCCGATACCTTTAACAAGGTTTCCTGTGTATCGTGGGCTTTCCATACGAGGGGCAACTCCAACTGTATCGGGGGCTGACTTGTAGACTCTTGATTCTGCGAGTCGTTGTTCTGCGTAAGTTGGAACACTCTTCGCTGTGATTGTTGGCGTTGCAAACTTTTTCTTACGTTTGGCATAGGTTTTTCTTTTCCTCCCACTAGTTGTATAATTAATGCTTCCTTTAATAATTGGCATACTTATCTCCATAAAACAATATTATATATGAAAACAGTTATTGAGTCAAGTATTATTACCAGTTAAACTCCTGTATATCTCCATTAAATCCATGGTGATTATAGGGAAAAGGAAGTTTGTGTGAAATTCGTTCTATGTCTCCCCAGTCGTAAGTTAGTCCTGGAAGTAGAAAATTACCTGCCGAAGCTATGACCGAGATATTATAATCATACTGCTTTATATGACAAGAAGAGCAATCATAGCCTGCTAGTACCAAATTATACATTAATAGTCCAGCATTCCATATAGAAACATGGCCTCCCACTATCTGTGGTTTTGCTGGGGGCACAGTAATAGCAATATATCCATCTTCTTTTGTCAAGCTGCGGCATTTTTTCAGAAAAGCATTAACATTTAGTTGATGTTCTAATATATGGGAGGCCCATACCAAATCATACTTTTCATCTGTCTCATACAACATAAAGTCGGCTGCAATACTACCTTCGTATTCGCCAGTAATATCTACAGAAGTTACAGTTTTCCCCGCATCTTTAAAAGCATCTGAGTGATAGCCCGTACCACATCCTACATCCAGTACAGTTACAATACTAAGATTTTTAATGCAAAAATCAAAAGCATCTTGAGCAAACATCATAGTAATTCTTTTAACCTTTTAATAGTAGACTCTTTATCGTGGCAAAGATACTCTGTGCAATACCAACTAATCCACTTACGGGATAAGTCTCTATCCCACCAACTCAAATCTCTAACAAACTCTTTTACTTGTAAAAGATGGCGTAAGTCTTTCGTCACCCAGTGATACTCTGGATAGCCATAAGAAATGATAGGTACTTCGTGAAGTAAACATTCAATTCCTGCAGTACTGTTTTCCAAGACTGCTACTCTAGTCTTTGGAAGAATATCGTGAAGCGAAGTAAAGTCATTAATAACCGTTACTCCACTAAGAGTCCAGGCTTCAATTACTCGCTTCCAATAGTCCCAATCGCTAGCAGGGGTTCGCACCTTCATGTACGGATGAAGTTTTACAACTATCTTATACTCGCCCAATATTAAAAGCTGTTCTACTATAGCTTCTAGCTTTCGATAGTGGTGTCCAAAAGACATTTTAGTAGTAGTTTCATCTCCCCCCATTTGACCGAGTACTAAGACGTGATCTTGTGGGATTGCTTGCACTCGAATGTCTTGAAAATGTTCTTCGTGCCAACCTATATCACTCCACTTTGTTCTCTTGCCTTCAATTAGCTTTTTCGCAGTTGTCTCAAAAAAGAAATAATCATCGGCTCCTTCAAACGAAGGTCTCTGATAAGTTATAGAACTATTAGCCGCATACCCTACAGGATCAATAGAAAAATATCCGTTATCCGGGCCCGTAGGTTTCCAAATTAAAGTTTTCTCTGGGCCTAATTTACTAGAGTACTTTAATTCGTCTATAGTAACATGATTAAATATAGAAAGATCCGGGGCTTTGTGCAATTCCCTAGGGACACCTAAATCCCTAGAAAAAGAAAGAGACTTATCTGCTCTAACGTCATATCCGAGTTTTTCTAGCGCATAGAAAATTACCGCAGACATTTCTGTCCACGGTAATTCCATCTCAGAATAACGATTTCCTAAGAAGTTTGCCTTCATCTACCTTGGCCTCGGTACGCTTTATGTGACCGCTTCTTATGCTTATTCATACTAGAAGTTTTTAAGCTCGCAGGATTTGCGCTCTGCGAAGTCTTTTTAAAAATAGGCTCGTGTACTGCCTTACCAAAAACACTCGCTTTTTTAGCCATCTAATTCTCCTAAGTCTGCTTCTTTAACAAAAATACCATTAATCATTTTGCCTTTACGATCCTTAATATCGTTATAAGCTACCTCTAAACACTCACCCAAAGTAAGCCCTTGGCGTTCTATGATATTTAGTAAAATAACTAGAATATCTCCGATATCGTCACGCACATCGTTTCCTTTGCACACGTTGTCTGATAGCTCGCCTACCTCTTGAATAAGTTTTAAAACTTGGTCTTTATCTGTACTTCCCAGTACAAGATTTCGTTCGTGGTGCCACGCTATGACACGACCCAATAATTCATGAAAATCCATATATACTTTCTCCTTTTTACGGGTACTATTATATCAATTAACGGACGATTTGTCAAGAACTTTTTAGCGGTAACACCTAAAAAATTTTAGTTCTTGACATGAGCAGGTAGTTAGTGATATAATAGTCACTGTAAATGATGCCAGTATATCTGCGTTATTTACGTTTAACCCATTAACTTAAACGCTTCCGAAAGGGGCAATCGATCTTACTGTAAAGGAGAAAGATTATGTATAAAACTGAAATTGAAAAGCACTTTGATAAGCTATTTGTTGGCTTTGATAATTTTTATAACCTACCTGCACTAACCACAAAACTGGAGTACCCACGCTACAATATAGGCAAGCATGATACTGGCTATGAGATCATGGTTGCATTGCCTGGCTGGAGCAAAGAAGCAGTATCTATCGAGCTTCATGACGGCAACCTCACTGTAAAAGGTGTTAAACAAGAAGAGACTACCAAAGTAAACTGGGTTCATAAAGGTATTTCTGGTAAGGCTTTTGAAAAAGCATTTAAAGTCGACACTGCTTTAGAAGTAAAGAAAGCCTCATTAGTAGACGGTATGTTGCATATCAGTTTAGAATACACGCCCTCTAGCAAGCCCGTAACTATTCCTGTGGAGTAGTATGGAGATGAAAAATGTTAGAGATCGTAAAAGAATGGAAAAGGGAAATATTTTTATTTTTCCTTCTCCCTTTGATAGCGGTTGTATCAACGGCGGTAGAAGCCAATGAAGAAGAAGTCATAGTGACAGCAGTAAAATTAGATTATAAAGAAATTTCTGATCTTGCTGCGATTGGGTTGAGTAGCATATACTTAATTCATGAATATGATGAGGTAAAACAAGAGTGGCGGTTTATTCGAGCTTCCAACGAGAAGAAAGAAGAAACAGACGCTTAATTAGGCAATTTGCCAATGGGGCCGCCAGGCCCCTTTTTAGGATGAAAAAATGAATAGACAAAATGTTTTTGAGCAGCTAAAGATTGATGAAGGAGTAGTCAATGAAATTTATTTGGACCATCTTGGGTACCCAACCTTCGGAGTGGGACATCTCGTGCTTGAGTCAGATCCAGAGCACGGAGCAGAAGTCGGAACACCTGTCAGCGAAGAAAGAGTTCGAGAATGTTTTGAGCGCGATCTCGATGTGGCTATAAGTGAGTGTAAGTTTCTATTCGGAGATGTTACATGGGAATCTTTTCCCGATGAAGTAAAAGAGATTCTAGTAAATATGATGTTTAATATGGGTAGAACTCGTCTTGGTAAGTTTAAAAACTTCAAAGCCGCTTTAGAGGCAGGAGACTGGAGAAAGGCTGCAGTAGAAGGACGTGATTCTCTTTGGTACAGACAAGTAACAAATAGAGCCGAAAGATTAATGAAGAGAATGGAAGAAGTGTGATTCCAAAGCTATATCCCAACTGCCATGCAATAATAGCTGCTCCGGGTCCGTCACTTACGGACGAAGTAGTAGAAATCTTACGATCTGTGCAAGATAGATTCGTAATCGTTGGCGTGGGAGACGCTTATAAAAAGATTGACTTTATGGACGAGCATTATGCTTGTGATGGCCGATGGTGGAAAATACATGGCGATAAAGTAAATGAGCTATGTCCGAATACTAACAAGTGGAGCCATGATGAAGAAGGCACGCTTTATGGGGCAAAACAAATAGTTGGTGCCAAAAACCCGGGGTTTTCTGAGTCTCCTGACAGAATTCATACAGGGCAAAACTCTGGATATCAAGCTCTTAATCTAGTATACCTTTGGGGCTGCACTAAAATAATTTTAGTTGGGTACAATATGAAAAGAGTAGGCTCTAAGTCTCATTTCTTTGAAGGACGAGAACCTACATTGAGCAGAGAAAGCCCCTATCAAACATTTGTTAAGAACTTCAGAACTATACAGCCACACATTAAAAGCATAGTTGTAAACTGCACCCCTGATTCAGCACTAGATGCTTTTCGAAAGTCAACCTTGGAACAAGAATTATGACAGAACTACCCAAACATTTAGGCGGGCACTCTAATAGAACGCATCTTGATTTAAATAATTTAATCTACTTAAAAGAAAAGTTTAATATTCAAACTATGGTAGATATAGGGTGTGGCCCAGGCGGAATGATTAGAGAAGCAAATAGTAGGGGAATTACTGCTTGTGGAATTGATGGTGACTTTACTTTAAACTTTAATGGTATTGACGTAGTATTAAACGACTTTACTAAGTCCCCGTATAAGTTTGGTAAGAATTTTGACTTAGCATGGTCGGTAGAATTTGTTGAACACGTCTCAGAAGAGTATATACCTAACTATATGCCTATATTTCAAGAGGCTAAGTATGTTTTTATGACTTTTTCTCCTTTTGAAAACTTTTTTCATTACAATGTTAAGGATAGCGCATATTGGATACAAGTGTTCGAGCAGTATGGCTTTATTCATGACCAAGAAGAAACCTCTTTTATAAGAAAAAATAGCTCTATGCAAAGGGACTTCGTTAGAACTTGTGGACACTTTTTTAAAAACCAGAGTATTATATAACATTATGTTTAACGAAGCAAAAATATTTTATAGAGCTACCCCTCACCAAGAGTGGATGGCACATATGTGGGGAAAAGGGTTCGCCTCTCACGGAGTGCAGTATACTACTCAGTTTCACGAGCCTAGAGGAGATTATAATTCTTTATTAGTTGTTTGGGGAGAAAAGCATAGAATACAATATGGAAATAGGTTTAAACACGTTTTAGTTAATGAACGTGCTTACTTTCAAGATAGGTTTAAGTTTGTATCTTGCGGGTATAACGGTCTAAATGGTCATGCAGATTTTTTAAATAAAGATATGCCTCCCGACAGATTTAATAAACACTTTAATGATGGAAGGCTAAAACCTTGGAACCCAAAAGGAGAGTATATATTACTTGCTCTTCAAATTCCCGGCGATAATTCATTAAACGGGGTCAAGTATTCCTATCCAGAAATTATTTCGCAATTAAATAAAAGAGGGTTTACAGTAAAAGTTCGGCAACACCCTTCTAGACCTAACAAAATGAATTTATCCGGAGTTGAGTTTTTACCACATGAGCAACCAATCGAAGAGCAATTAGAAAAATGTCAAGCAGTAGTCGCCGTTAGCTCTAATGTAAGTGTAGATGCTATGGTTGCAGGAAAGCCCGTTCTTAATTTTAGTGATTATTCTATGGTTTGGGATATGGCTTTAAAATCCTATGACGAGTTACTAGAAGAACAGCCTGAGCCAGAAAATCGAATGCAGTGGTGCTACGACTTGGCTTATACTCAGTGGTTACCAGAAGAAATAGAGTCAGGAGAGGCGTGGGAACACCTTAAAAAGTTTTATGATTGATTTAATAATACCTTTTACTAAATTTGAAGAAGCGGCCACAGATATTATAACAACTCCCTTTCTTAGCCCAGAGTTCTGTGAAACTTTGGTAGATTGTGCAAAAAGTTTTTCTACTTGGGAAGGCCCAGAGGATCAGACATACCCTACTCAAAATCTTCATATGGAAAAAGAACTTCCAGTGTTCCATCAAATTATAAATGAAGCTTTAACCGATATGATTTGGCCTAAAGTTCGCAGATGGTGGGACATTGATAAAATAAAAACTAAAGATTTATTTATAATAAAGTATAGTACGGATACGCAAGTCGACTTAGGGCTTCATCACGACGATAGTTTTGTTTCTGCCAGTATTAAGTTAAATAATAATTACGATGGGGGTTCTTTATATTTTCCTCACCAGAGATTTTCTGTTGAAGATATACCCGCAGGCAATATTATTGTATGGCCTAGTCAAATAACACACTTACATGGCTCGAAAAAGCTAACTGCAGGTGAAAAATACTCAATTACTATCTGGACTAAATTATGTTCCGAATAATAGAAAACGCACTTACAAGTAGCATAGCGAGGGAAAAATCAGTAGGAGAAGTACTGACTTCTCTTTGGTTTAATTTGCCTGTAAAAAGAGAGTATCAAAAACAAATATTAGAGTACGTCAAAGACTATGTTCCTATTGATAATGCGGTCGGTATTGAAGAGTGGGGACACGTCCCCGAAACTTTGCCCTTCCCTCAAAAACATTTAGATAAAGATGAAGAACTATACAAATCAACCGGAGAATTAAAGTTTCCTCTCTGTAGTTGTATATACTACCATAAAATAGAAAACTTAGTAGGTGCGGATTTAATGGTAGAAACTCATAAAATAACACCCGAATCCAATATGTTAGTTCTTTTAAAGCCTGGAATTTGGCACGAGATAACCCAGTACACTAGTGGAACTCGTACAGCCGTAATGATTAATGTATGGGACTATAGGCTAGCTAAAAATAATTCTTGACAAATTTATCTATTGGTCTCATAATATGTGTAAGTTTGGAGACCTTATATGAATTTATTTTATCTTGATGATGACCTTGATAAGTGTGCAGAAGCACACGTAGACAAGCACATTGTAAAAATGCCACTAGAAGTAGCGCAGATATGCTGTACTACTATTTGGATAGACAAGATTTTAGGCTTTGTTCCTCGTGCTCTTACAAAGGAAGAAACGGCTATTCTTAATGAAGCAAAAGCTCCTGAGAAACCCTTAAAGCCCGAAGAACGAACAGTTACCCCTTATTTACCTATGATGTACAACCACCCTTGTACTATATGGGCGCGTAGTTCACTCGATAATTATGAGTGGACTCATTGTTATGGAAATGCACTTGGAGAAGAATACCGATACAGATATGGAAAGCAACACAAGTCAGTCACAGTTATTAATGAATTACCCGACCCAGTCAATCTTGAACGAGTGGGGTTCACCACGTTTGGACTTGCGATGCCTGACATCCTCAAAGATTACGACAACCCTATACAGTCTTATCGTGACTATTATCATCTCGACAAGGCTACTTTTGCCAGTTGGACTGGCAGACCAGCTCCCTATTGGTGGGATGAGTCTCTTGCTGACTACGAAAAGAGGATCACAGCAAAATGACTCCACAAGAAATATTTGATTACAAAAATTCTTGGCTTCCAGGATATGAAGTCAAGGTTCATTCGGATCTTAGGGATCACGCCAAGGACTGGTGTAAGACTAACCTAGAAAAACACCAGTATCATATCAAAACTTGGACTAATATTTATCAGTATAGCTACTATTTTGAAGATTTAGACCAAGCTGCAAAATTTTATGCAGAGTTTGAAAGCTGGGTGTTAAATAAATAGGATATACTATGGATATACTATCAGCTTTTACTGTTAGCCTAGGGATAGGAGTAACTCAATACGAAGACTCTAGACCTTTAAATTATGAAGGGGGCGCTGCTGCCCACATTAAGCTAGAGCACGAAGGCTCAAATGTAAATCTTTGGACAAGCTACTATGAGGGTAACTATAGTGCGCTAGGACAAAGAATTTTTTCAGATGGGTATTATGCTTTTGGAATCGGGTACGACTTTGATCTAACGGATAAGCTAGAAGTTAGCCTTGGTGTTGGCGTAGGAGTACCCCGTAATGCCAAAGTGGCGCAAATTAATTCTAGTCCGGGTTACGCTGAAAACATAATTATAGGGGAAGTAGCCTACACTTTGTTAGTAGCAAATCATAATGTAAGTGAAGATAGGCCTATTCCTATACCAGAAGAAGAAAGAATAGAATACCGACAGACTTATGGCTCTGGATGGTCTATAAACTCTTCACCGTTTCTCCGACTGGGCCTAGGGTATCACGCAACAAAAAACTGGAGAGTAGGAGCTCAAGTAAATTTATTTAACCCAAAAACAGAATACTGGATAGCTTCTTCCGAAGTTGCTACACAAATAGTAGCTGGAACAGCAAACCCAGAAGTAGTTGGGTGGTGGAAGGAAAGAGAAACCTGGAATATGAATTCTGTAGAAATTACAGTTTCTTATGAGTTTTAAGGAGATTTATGAACGATAAAATTATTACTCAGTTAGATCGAATCGAAGAAAAGCTAGATAGATTATTAACTCAAGCTGAAGGGATGGTTACTGAAACTTGGTACGCCGATGGTGAACTGCCTGTGATAGCGAGCCTTTCAGATGATGAGTGGCCTGAATGGTTAGAAAATGAGATAGAAATTGGCACAATAAATTTTGGAGATAAAGATGAGTAAAGTGATTTTGGTTGGAATCACTAAACCAAGTGCAGTAACTAATTGCGAAACACCTAATCAACTGATTGCATACGCTGCGCGAGTTAGTAATCCTGAAAATCAACACCACCACCAAAGTGCCCCAAAGTTACTGGGGTATCTTATTCGTCACCAACACTGGTCTCCTTTTGAGATGGTGCATATTACTATGGAAATTCAAACTACTCGTGATATTGCGCGACAAATATTACGGCATCGTAGTTTTTCTTTTCAAGAGTTTAGCCAGAGATATGCTGTGCAAGAGCACTTTCAGTATAGAGAAGCTCGCCTACAAGACCCAAAGAATCGTCAGAATAGTATTCCTATTGACAATGAAGATTTTGGAAAAGGCGGAAACAAAACTCAGAATGAGCGTCTTTACGAAGACTGGAATATGCGACAAGCTCAAGTAGTAGCTCTTGCAAAGAAAAATTATGCTTGGGCATTACAGAATGGTATCGCAAAAGAGCAAGCTCGTGCTATTCTTCCTGAAGGAAATACAAATAGTACTCTTTATATGGCTGGCTCACTTCGGAGCTGGATTCATTATTGTGAACTCCGCAGAGGACACGGGACTCAAAAAGAGCATATGATAGTGGCAGACCAATGTTGGAATATTATAGCACAGCACTTTCCAGATGTTGCAGAAGCACTGGAGTGGCAGTAATTTTACTATCACTTTCTAGCTGTGTGTCAGTAGACAATAGCTGGGCCTGCATTCCTGTATGGATAGAAGATATAGTAGCTATTAGTTGTGCACTAACGGAAAAGGAAATAAATAAATGATTTGTGAAGTATGTGGAGAACACATGAGCGGTGATGGGTATACTCTACCGTATCATTGCATAAATGTATCCGAAGAAAAATGGTGGTATTCCGAGCCCGATAGTGGGCCTTGGTACTGTGAAGGGGAAGAGGAGTGAACGATCAAGTAAACCCAGATCACTACAAAAGCTCAGAGATTGAATGTATTGATGCGATGGTAGCCGCGTATGGAGAAGATGAAGTACGTATCTACTGTAAGATTACAGCATTTAAGTACGGGTGGCGTAGAGGTAAAAAAGGCCCTGAAGAGATTGATGTACGCAAGCAGATCTGGTATCAGAAAAGATCCATTGGTGAAGACCCTCGCGAATAATTCTATCTTGACTTTTTATTTATTTTCCCTTATAATATTGTTTTTACAGTAGGAGAAGATTATGGCACGAGTAAAAAGAAAAGACTACGAAAGCATTACTGATGCAAATGTAAAGAAAGTAGTAGCTTTGCTTAATAGCTCTCCTCCTATAACAAAGAAGGAGGCTTGCGAAATACTAAATATAGCGTACAACACAACTCGACTCAATAAAATCATTGAGGAGTTTCAGTACGAGCAAGACTTAATTAAAAGAATGAAAGCTAAAAAGAGAGGTACTTTAGCAACAAAAGATGAGATACGTGGTATGATAGAAGCCTACCTTGAAGGATCATCCTTTGCAGATATTTCTAAAAGTACTTATCGCTCTATAGCTTTTGTTAAGTCTATTATCGAAAGAGTGGGAGTTCCCGAAAGAGTAGTAGGCGATGAAAGGCGTGGAATAGAATATCTTCCAGATGAATGTGTATCAGACAGCTTTGAAGTAGGTGAAGTAGTGTGGTCCGCAAAGTATCACACTTCTGCTATTATTAAAGCGAAACGTAGTGAGCCATTATATCAGGAAAGATACTCTTCAGACTGTTACGACATTTATGTAAATGAAGAAACAGAAGGATTTGTAAAAGGCGGATTTAACGCCTCAGCCCTAGCATACGACTTGGGAAAACTGGAACACTTAAAAGAATATGGAATTTCTACCGATAATATTTGACTTAGCAAAATACTATGCGTTTTTCTGCTTAGTAACTGCTGTTTGTTTTGCATTAATAAACTTTAGATATGCTATTGCTATACGTCCTAACTGGGGAGTTTTTCCTCACTTAGCTTTTGTTACTACAATTTTTATATCGGCGTTTGTACTGGCCCCTATATTTTTTGTAATACTTATGGGCTATTCGGAAGTGTATAAAGCAGCAATTATAGTAGCCCTAGAGAAAGAAGATAATGAATAATTTTAAAGGTTGCCAAAAAATAATTCTTGACATTTTTTTCATAATCAAGCATAATATACATATCTTGAGAGAGGAAACCAATGGGCGACCGATTTTATTTACAACAACGTGCCGTGACAGGAGACTGTCCGGGAAACAAATCACCAACTAAAAGGAAACGTAAAATGGCGTGGACAGACGAGAGTAAGGCAGAAGCTATCGCAATGTACGAGGAAGCAGAGCCCACTCCAGAAACTTCAATGGAAATCGTTAAGCAAATTGCTGACGATCTTGGCGAATCACCAAATGGTGTTCGTATGATCTTGACTAAAGCAGGCGTATATGTGAAGAAAGCCCCAGCAGCAGGTGGCTCTTCTACTAAGTCTAGTGGCGGTGGCACTCGTGTGTCAAAAGCTGCGGCAGTAGAAGCACTCGCAGCGGCTTTGTCAGATGCTGGTCAAGAGGTTGACGATGATATCGTTAGCAAGCTGACTGGTAAAGCTGCTCAGTACTTTACAAATATAATTCAAGCACTGAATACATAATAATACTTTGAATGTGCCCCGAGGCTAGTATCTCGGGGCTTTTTCACATCCATCTAAAATAGCTGCATGGAAAGAGGTTTCTCATAACGCTATCTGGAGATGTAGTAGTGAAAAAAGAAGAGCTTAGAAAGCAAATGGAACAGGCAGGTGATGCAATTGTTACCTATAAAAGTCCTGAGTCTAAGAAAACTAAGTATAATATATGTACACTGGACTTTTCTACCCCTTATATACAAAAGAAAAGTAACCGTGCAAAAGAAAAAGATGACACCCTTCTTATGTTTTGTTGGGATACGGACTCGTATCGCCTGATGAAACCTGAGAATGTTACCTCAGTAGTGCCACTATCAAACATACTGAGGAATGATGATGTCAACTGAAACCTATTCCAAAATAATCTACTCAGAGGATTATAAACAAATCAGAATGACTATATCAGAGTTTAGGGAAGTAGAGTACCTACACTTTAGAGAATATTTCTTAGATTTTAATGAGGAGTGGAAACCTACCAACAAGGGAGTACACATCCCTCTTGAGTTAGATACCTCAAAAGAGTTATTCCGTGGTATATCTGAAATTCTTTCTCTAGCTGAAAATAAGCAGGTAATAGAGGAATACTTTCAAGAACTTATTCAAGAGATATACCTAAAATAATTCTTGACATTTTATCTCTTTTCCCCTATAATATATCCTCAATCATAATGGATAGACCAATGCGCGACTTTCTTGATAAAGCATCCAAAGCCTATTACGAAGGCAAGCCTATTATCTCTGACGCTGAGTTTGATTATCTCAGTAGTAAGTATGAGTATAATGAGGTTGGGTATCGTTCTGACTTTAAACTCTCCCATATGTATCCTATGCGTAGTCTTCAGAAGGTCTACCCTGGAGATGTGCAACCATTTCCGCCAGGCACAGGTACAACGGTAGTAACCCCTAAACTTGACGGTGCGGCAGTATCTCTTCGATACTATGACGGACGTTTGATACTAGGTCTTACTCGCGGAGATGGGAAGAAGGGTGTAGATGTTACTGATAAGCTAGCTATACACGTTCCTAGCACAATTGACTTTTCTGGTGAAATTCAAATTACTGGTGAACTCGTTTGTCCAAAGACTATAGCTAATTCAAGAAATGTTGCTGCTGGGTCTCTTAATTTAAAAGACATGGATGAGTTCAAGACTCGACCACTAACATTTGTAGCTTATGATATTCAGCCCCACAGAGGTAATCTCTGGTCGGAAGACATGGAAGAGCTGAGATTGCAGGGCTTCAATGTAGTAACCGAGTCTGACTGGCAAGAATTCCCCCAAGATGGTAAAGTATTTCGACTTGATAGTATTGAAAAGTTTAATGAGTTGGGATACACCGCCCACCATCCTCGTGGTGCTTTTGCCTACAAAGAACAGCAAGTAGGTGTACAAACTAAGCTGTTAGATGTAGAGTGGAAAGTCGGTAAGTCGGGAGTTGTTTCTCCAGTCGCTATACTAGAGCCAGTAGTTATAGGAGAAGCTACCGTATCTCGAGCTACACTCCATAATATTGCTTATATTGAGTCTCTTGATCTTGAGATTGGCTGTGATGTTGAAGTTATTCGAAGCGGAGAGATTATTCCAAGAATAGTTAGGAGATTATGATGAATGATGATAATATCTTTCTTTTTGCAGGATTTATAGAGTCTCCTACCCATTTCTCGGGGGCTATAGGCGTGTATGATTACTTTTGGGCTTTAGAACCTTCTTTAAGAGTAAAATTAATTCAATCTTGGAGAAAAACTATTGACGTTTTAGAAGAATCCCACGAAGATCTTAATGTAGAAATGGCTGGAGAAGAGTATGGTTCCGTTGCTATTTTTAGCGATGGAGATATTGTTGAAGTAAAACCCCCTAAAGATAATGTATTACCCTTTATCCGATGAGTGGAGTTTATAACCTTACCTACTTTGAAAATCACCCTGAAGAAAAAGAACGAGATGGGGTGTTATACTGTGTAGTTCTTGTAAACCGTAAAACTAATAAAAGAGAGTGCTTAAAAATTGGAATTGCTTCAGGAAAAAATTGGAAAGACGTACTACGGCGTAGCCGTGGATTTAACAACTATGATATACGTATTCAACGTACCTATCATGATACTCTATTCAATGTTTGGACGCTAGAGCAAGCCTTACACGCTGAGTACGCTCACTATCGTTATAAGCCAATGGAAAAATTTGGAGGGCACACGGAGTGCTTCGAGATCCAAAAAGAAATAATTTTAGCTATACCCGCGAAAAAATAATTCTTGACTTTTTCATCTCAATCGCTTATAATATTATTTCTTTCAGTGGAGATATAAATTCTTGAAAATACAAGCCCCGACTAATTGTCCTAGTTGTTCTTCCGATCTTATTTGGAAGAATGACTTGTTGTATTGTGAGAATGTATCTTGCGAAGGGCAGGGTGTTCAAAAGCTCGAACACTTCGCAAAGACACTGAAGATCAAGGGACTAGGCCCCGCAACGATCGACAAACTTCAACTAGAATCTATCTTTGATATTTATAATATGAGTTTGGACTTGTTGACGGAGTTGCTGAGTTCCGAAAAACTAGCAGGTAAGTTGTTCTTGGAAATTGAAGGTTCCAAAGCTGCCTCCCTCCAAGAGGTATTGCCTGCGTTCTCTATTCCGCTAATCGGAAAGAGTGCTTCTGAAAAACTATGTTCCGTTCTTTACAAACTGGACGACTTATCAGAAGGAGTATGTGAGTCTGCAGGTCTCGGACCAAAAGCTACCCAGAATCTTATGGTGTGGTTTAGGGAAGAGTACTTGCCTTACTATAAGTCTTTACCATTCAGCTTTGCTTCAGAAGCCAGTAAACCTAGTACTGCATCTATGGGTATAGTATGTATTACAGGCAAACTGTCTTCTGTTAAAACTAAAGCTGAAGCGGAAAAAGCACTCGTTGAGGCCGGGTTTAGTGTACGTTCTTCATTAACAAAAGAAGTAACAATCCTACTTAACGAAAGCGGAATAGAATCCGCAAAAACTAAAAAAGCTAGAGACAATGGTGTCTCTATTTTTACTAATCTTTTTGAACTAATTGGAGTTTAATTATGGCACTTCCTAAGTGGACTGAAGAGCGTACAGCCGCTCTCGTATCTTTCGTAGGCGACGAATCACCTGTCTCTTACGCAACTGTTGTTGAAGCCGCTGACGAGTTGGAAACCTCACCCAAGTCTGTAGCAGCAAAGCTGCGCAAAATGGAGTTTGAAGTAGAATCCTCAACAGCCGGCAACACTCGTGTATTCAGCGAAGATCAAGAAGGCACTCTTCGTGCATTCGTTGAAGACAACTCTGGTATGTACACCTACAGCCAGATTGCTGATGCCTTTGAAGGCGGAGCTTTTAGCTCTAAGCAAATTCAAGGCAAGTTGCTGTCAATGCAATTGACTGAGCACGTTAAGCCTACTCCCAAGCAAGAGTCTGTTCGTACATTCTCTGAAGATGAAGAAGCAACTTTCATCTCTATGGCTAACAACGGTGACTTCCTCGAAGACATCGCAGATGCTCTAAATCGTTCTGTTAATCAGATTCGTGGTAAGGCTCTCAGCCTTCTGCGTACTTCTGCTATCGAAGCTATTCCTGCTCAACGTGAGAGCAAGGGTTCTACTCGTGTAGATCCTCTGGAAGGCATTGATGTTGCTTCTATGACTGTAGAAGAAATTGCAGAAGAGATTGGCAAAACTGCCCGTGGCGTTAAGACTATGCTTACTCGCCGTGGTTTGACTGCTTCTAACTACCCCAAAGCTAAGAAAGCTACTGCTTAATAAGTAACTTATCTAACCTTGCTGGACAGGGAGTAATCTCTGTCCAGTTTTTTGCTGCTTAACTGTCTCTGCGAGGAACCTATACGTGAACCTGTCCAGTATACTGCTCAAGTCTATTATCGCGGATGGCGATATGGACGTGTGGGCTGACTGTGAACAGCACTATTTTCCCGTTGAATATCATACTATCTGGAAAACTCTGAACTCTCACGTTCAGAAGCATAGTACTTTGCCTACATTTGAAGAATTAGCGATTGCCATTCGTGATGGTCAACTTCGTGACAGATTTTCTTCACTTGAAAAAGTTGAGTATATTGATATTCCTAATGAGACTCTTCTTGAGTATCTCAAAAATGAGTATACTCAGATAGAAATTATGCAGCAACTAGAGAAGTACTTAGATAATACTATCGCTACAGAGTCTGCGGCAGAGTCCATAGAAGCTCTGCAGGATATCGTTCTTGACGTCGAGAGCAAGGTCGATACCCGCCCGCGCAGTGAAAATATGCAGAAAGTAGAACTTATATCCTCTCCAGATGACCTGGAGCGTAACATAGTACTTGGACTAAACAATGACTATGATAAGATTCAAACTTTCGGCAGGACTGATCTAATTCTAGTAGGTGGACGTAGAGGTGCAGGTAAATCTGTTACTTGTGCCAATATGGCTGTCAATGCTTATGAATTAGGGCGTTCATCTTTATACTTTACTATTGAGATGGACACGCAGTCTACGCTGCAAAGAATGTGTTCTATAGCTACTGGAGTACCTGCTGCGGCTATTCGTAACGGAAACTTGTCACTGGGTGAGTGGCAACTAGTAGCTGAGTGGTTTAGTTCACGTTTTGAAGACGGCGAGAAGCATTATCACAAATATCTTTCCCATCGAGACTTCCGTAAATTGCAGTCTGAGCTTTCTGAAAATCCTCTACGGGAAGTACAGCTTGATATTATATATAATCCGTCCCTCACTTTGGCGAATATTCGCACAGAGTTAGATAAAAAGATTAAAAGACTAAATCCAGGTCTTGTAATCGTTGATTATATAAATCAAGTTAAGCGTGGAGGGATGTCTAATAATAGAATGGGACAATATGATTGGACAGAACAAATTGAGGTTAGTAAAGCACTGAAGACCTTCGCACAAGAGTACGAAGTGCCTTTCATTTCCCCTTATCAGATTGACGCCACGGGAGAGGCAAGATTTGCTAAGGGCATATTGGATGCCGCAGATGCCGCGTTCACTCTCGAAACTCACAATAAAGAGGATAACATTATTAGCTTCAACTGCGTAAAAATGCGAAATAGCGAAGAACGTAACTTTACTTCAGTTATGGACTGGACTTCTCTTCGTATCGGCCCCGAAACTGGAGTAATTCCTAGGGACGGAGAATCTTCTGAAGATGTATATGAGGAGATCGCATGAGCGCAGTTGAAGATTTACTTTCTGAGCGAGGAATCTATTATCAGATTTCTGGTAAGGATGTAAAAATAAAATGCCTAAATCCGGATCATGATGATCGTAACCCTTCGATGAGAATTGACCGGATTTTAGGTGTTTTTCATTGCTTTTCTTGTGGCTATAAGGGTAGTTTATTTCAACATTACGGCGTTGAAGTTAGCCAAACTGGATTAAGAAGAGAAAAATTACGAAGAAAAATTAATGATATTAGAAGTAGTGGGGTTGGCTTGGTATTGCCAGAAGGAAGTACCCCGTTTAAAAGAGACTGGAGAGGTATTTCTGCCTGTACATATGAAAAGTTTGAAGCCTTTTATAATATTGGAACAAACTTTAATGGCAGAGTAAATTTTCCAATCAGAGATGCTAGTGGTAGAATTATTGCATTCCAAGGTAGAGATGAAACAGGTACACTACCTAACAAGTATATGTTTACTCCTTCAGGAGTTAAATTGCCATTATTCCCTATGGCAGAACCAATACAAGGGAAAGTTATTTTAGTAGAAGGTATATTTGATATGCTAAATCTACATGATAAAGGATTAACAAATGCTATTTGCTGTTTTGGTGTAAATAACTTTAATGAGCAAAAGCTAGAGTTACTAAAAATTTCCGGGGTCACCGGACTAGACCTTATTTTTGATGGAGATGAAGCGGGTAAAGGCGCAGCAGATAGGATTAAAAAACTAGCTGGCGACTTCCCAGTAAGACAGGTCGGTTTACGGTCCGGTGATCCCGGAGACTTAAATTTACAGCAAGTACAGAATATTAGGAGAAGATTATATGGCTAGTGTAGCCTTAATTGAAGCAAAGAAGTCGAACAATCGCTATATGGACTTTTTTCCTTTTGAATTTGATCAGTTTAGTTTGTGCTCAGACCCCAAAGTAACTAAAGTACTAAAGAAAGATGTAGACTTAAACTTTGACCCAGATACCTATGAGTGGGTTATTCTCGTAGGCTCTGAGCCATTGAAGCACTTTACTAAAGTTACTAAGGTTATGGATTATGCAGGAACAATTGTAGAAGACAAGTTTCTTCCTACAATTAATCCTTCTATGCTAACCTTTAAGCCTGAGGCTAAGCAAACTTGGGAAAAGTCTCTTGAAAATATTTGTGCTTATATTTCTGGAGAAAAGAAGAAGGCCGATATTAATGAAGAGGTAGCTTTCGGCATTCAAGATACGGAGAAAGCTAATGAATTTATTCAAGCAGCAATTGATTACGATAAAGAATACGTTGCTCTCGACTCTGAGACTACTGCGCTCTACCCTCGTAACGGTCATATCTTGGGTATTAGTATGTCTTATGACGGTCTTAGGAGTTGTTATATTGACGCTGATTGCCTTAATGATGATAGTGAAAGACTACTACAACAACTTTTTGATAAGAAAAGAGTAATCTTTCACAATGCAAAGTTTGATATTCCGATGTTTGAGTATCACTTTAATGTAAAAATTCCAGTCTTTGAAGACACTATGCTAATGCATTATGTTATTGATGAGCGTCCTGGAACTCATGGACTGAAGCAACTTGCTATGCAGTTGACAGACTATGGAGACTATGAGAAGCCCATGTATGACTGGATGGAAGCATACCGTAAAGAACGCGGTATTCTTAAAGATGACTTCAAATGGGAGTGGATACCCTTTGATGTTATGAAAACATATGCTGCAATAGACGCATTAGTAACATTTCAAATATACGAAAAGTTTCTAAATGCTCTGAGCAAAGGCAACCCTAACTTGAATCGTGTGTATAAAACGATTCTTTTGCCTGCCTGTAGATTTCTTATGGACGTGCAAGATAATGGAGTACCCTTTTCTCGCGAACGATTACTTCTGAGTCAAGACCTTATGTCAGAAGAAATCTATGAAGCAGCAGATTTGTTGGCCCAGCAAGAAGCCATTCAGCGATTCCAAGAGGATGAAGGGAAGGAGTTCAACCCTAATAGTGTTGTCCAACTTCGCAAAGTTTTATTTGACTATGCTAACCTCACACCTACTGGCATCACGACTGAAAAGGGTGAACACTCTACTAACTCTGAAGTACTGGAGAAACTATCGACTCAACACGATATTCCTCGCCTGATTTTAGACGTTAGAAAAAAGAGTAAAATCAAGAATACTTATCTTGATAAAATTATTCCACAGCTAGATAAAGATAGTCGACTACGTACTAACTTTAACTTGCATGGAACTACCTCTGGAAGACTATCTTCTAGTGGTAAATTAAATATGCAACAGATTCCACGAGACAATCCAATTGTCAAAGGTTGCATAAAGGCTACAGAAGGGCACAAAATTGTGGCGATGGACTTAACAACTGCAGAGGTTTATGTAGCCGCTGTGTTGGCAGATGATCTAGAGCTACAAGAAGTATTCCGTAGTGGTGGCAACTTTCACTCTACTATCGCACATAAGGTATTTAGACTTGACTGTGAAGTTGATGAGGTTGCTGAAAAGTACGGAAGCTATCGTCAGGCTGCAAAAGCTGTTACGTTCGGCATCATGTATGGTGCTGGGCCTAACAAAATTGCAGAGCAAGTTACAAAAGACGGTGGAAGCATGACAGTTCCAGAAGCAAAGCGAGTTATTAAAGATTACTTCGGAGCATTCTGGAAACTAGAAGAGTGGATTAATGAACAGCAAGACTTTATTCGTAAGAATGGTCATGTTTACTCTTTCTTTGGACGTAAGCGTAGGCTTGCTGAAGGCAAGAACCAGCCTGGTCAAAAGCCAAGGGATTTTAACGCTCAACAAAGTCATGCTATTCGATCTGGACTAAACTTTCTTGTTCAGTCTGCTGCATCTGATATTAACTTACTAGGTGCGGTTGAAGCAGGTAGTATTATTAAGTCTAAAAATATGAGTTCTCGAATCTTTGCATTGGTTCACGACTCGGTTCTTGCAGAAGTTCCGATAAATGAGATAGATGAGTATTCAGCTATTCTCAAAGAGTGTATTCAACGAGATAGAGGTATCATGATTCCGGGCTGTCCTGTAGGCTGTGACTTTGAAATCGGTGATGATTACTCTATGGGTAAATTTAATGCTGCCGGTTTTGAACTATAAGCAGGTACTGAGAAATATAGTATTTCCAGTATATGTTATTTCTTCGGAGGAAACATCCTATGAAGACGGGTTGTTATTTATTGGAGGAAAAATAGTAGACGATAGAAACCAAAGCGGGGACACTATTGGAAAGAGAAGACTAGTTTCTCCTCATCCGTTAGGAAAATTAGGCAAAATTTGTTTTACTTTTATAGAAATGCTTGATTCTAAAAGTACAAAGTTTATTGATACTTGTGGTAGAGCTTTTGAATATAAGA